GGAGAAGTTACAACAGTTGATTCTGAAGCAGCCCTTGTAGAAAGATTTGGTAAACCAAACGACAACACAGCAACATCTTTTTTCACTGCTGCTAATTTCTTATCTTATGGTAATAATCTTCAACTTATTAGAGTTGTAGATAAAAGTTCTGCAAAAAATGCTGTTGCAAACACTTCTGGTGCTGCAACTGCTGTTCTTGTTGAAAACGAAGACGACTACATTTCAAATCATTCTGCTGGTTCTGGTGATGCTAACTGGATTGCAAAATATCCAGGACTTCTTGGAAATTCATTAAGAGTTTCTTTAGCTGATGCTAATACATTTACAAACTGGACATACAGAGCAGAGTTTGACGATGCTCCTAATACTTCCGCGTTTGCTACAACTGTTGGTGGAAGAAACGACGAACTGCATATTGCAATTATTGACGAAGACGGTCTGTTTAGTGGCGAAAGAGGGACAGTAATTGAAAAGTTTGCTTTTGTTTCTAAAGCGTCTGATGCCAAGCTTCCAGATGGAACTAATAATTATTATAAGAATGTAATTAATAATCGTTCTAAGTATGTTTGGTGGGGTTCTCATACTGCTAACGTATCTGGTACTGCAAACTGGGGTTCAGCTGCTGCTGGTACTACATTTGCAAATACTACCAATGTTTCCAACGTAACAGTTTCGTTGGCTGGTGCTACATCTTCTGAATCTGCTTCAGATGGTAATATTCAATCTGCTTTTGCAGTATTTGCAAATGACGAATTGTATGACGTCTCGTTAATTCCTGTTGGTGCTGTTTCTTCAACAACGGCGACATTTGTAATTAACAGTGTTGCAGAAATCAGAAAAGATTGTATTGTATTTACTTCGCCTGAGTTATCTGACGTTGTTGATAACGCTGGTGACGAGGCTGCTGACGTTGTTAGCTTTAGAGAAGCTTTACCTTCATCTTCATACGGTGTAATGGACTCTGGTTGGAAGTATCAGTATGACAGATACAACGACGTTTACAGATACATTCCAATGAACGGAGATACAGCTGGTCTTGCAGTTAGAACAGACTTTACAAACGATCCTTGGTTCTCACCTGCTGGTTTCAACAGAGGACAGATTAAAAACGTTGTTAAATTACCTTATTCACCAAGAAGAACAGACAGAGACACCCTTTACAAGAAAGGTGTTAATCCTGTTGTAACATTCCCTGGTCAAGGTACAGTTTTGTTTGGTGATAAGACTCTTCTTGCTAAGCCAAGTGCATTTGATCGTATTAATGTTCGTAGACTGTTTATTGTACTTGAAAAAGCAATTGCAACCGCTGCTAAGTTCCAGTTGTTTGAATTCAACGATGAATTTACAAGAGCACAGTTCAGAAGTATTGTAGAGCCATTCTTGAGAGATGTTCAAGGTCGCCGTGGTATTACAGACTTTAAAGTAGTGTGTGATGAAACAAATAACACTGGTGAAGTAATTGACAGAAACGAGTTTGTTGCTGACATCTTTATCAAGCCAGCCAGATCTATTAACTTCATCACATTAAACTTCATCGCGACGAGAACTGGTATTTCGTTCGAAGAAGTTGGTGCTTAATAGGGAGATATAAATGTCAACATTTAACGTAACAACTTTTAAATCTGCCCTAGTTAACGGTGGTGCTCGTCCTAATCAGTTCAAGGTCCAGATTGTGTTTCCAACAGTAGCTGGACCTTTTGGTGCTATTGGTGGACCTAGAACTGAATTCTTAGTGAACATTGCTGAACTACCTGGTCAGACTCTTAATCCTGCTGTTGTGCTTTATAGAGGTCGTGAGGTAAAGTTTGCTGGTGATAGAATTTTTGCACCTTGGACAACTACAATTCTAAACGACACACAGTTCTCCATTAGACGTGCAATAGAGAACTGGATGAACGCGATGGAAGATCTGCAGACAAAGAATGGTGTTCTTGCTCCAGCTTCTTATCAGACAAACATCTTTGTTCATCAGTTAGATAGAAATGGTGCTACTCTTAAGCTGTATGAGTTGAGAGAAGCTTTTCCCGTAGAGTTGTCTCCTATTGCTTTAGACTTTAGTGCAAATGATCAAATTTCTACATTTACTTGCACATGGCAATATCAGACTTTTGAAACAGTAGTCTAATTTTTAGAGACAATTTGTAATGGCAATCAGTTTATTTGGTTTTACTATTGGTCGTGAAGAGAAACCGGAGTTAGTAAGGCAGTCAATTATAACTCCGGTTTCTGATGATGGTGCCACCACCGTTCAAGCTGGTGGATATTATGGCACTTATGTCGATATCGACGCTTCTGCTCGTTCTGAGTCAGAACTCATTTCCAGATATAGAGAGATTTCAAACTATCCAGATTGCGACAATGCAATTGAAGAGATAGTCTCTGAGGCAATCGCCTCTATAGACAACGAAAGACCAGTTGTTCTTAATATGGACAAATCTGATCTTTCTGATAACATAAAAACAAAAATACAATCTGAGTTTCAAGAAGTCTTAAGACTATTAGATTTTAATGATAAGTCTCACGACATTTTTAGAAGATGGTATGTTGATGGTAGAGTGTATTATCAAAAGATGATTGATATGTCTGCTCCTGAAAAAGGTATTCAAGAGCTACGATATATTGATCCAAGAAAGATTAGAAAAGTAAGAGAAGTAAAAAAAGACAAGCAACAAAATGGTGTAGATATTATCACCAAAGTGGATGAGTTTTTTATCTACAACGAAAAGGGTATTAACTACTCACCAGGTGTTCCTCCAGCCGCAAACAACAATTCAGGTATCAAGATAGCACCAGATACAATTGCTTTTTGTCCATCTGGTCTTTTAGATTTAGATAGAAACCTTGTGTTAGGTTATCTACACAAGGCAATTAAATCGGTCAATCAATTAAAGATGATGACCGACTCATTGGTAATCTACAGATTATCAAGAGCCCCAGAAAGAAGAATATTTTACATTGATATTGGAAACCTGCCAAAGTTAAAGGCAGAGCAGTACATGAAAGACATCATGGCTCGTTATCGTAACAAGATTGTGTACGATTCAGCCACTGGTGAAATAAAAGATGATCGTAAGTTTATGACAATGTTAGAAGACTTTTGGCTACCAAGGAGAGAGGGTGGCAAGGGTACTGAGATTACTACACTACCAGGTGGTGAGAACTTAGGTGAAATTGCTGACATTGAATACTTCCAAAATAAAGTCTACCAATCCCTAAACATTCCTATTTCCAGATTCCAACAACAATCAGGATTTAATTTTGGTAGAGCAGCTGAAATATCGCATGAAGAGATGAAGTTTAAGAAGTTTATAGACAGACTTCGTAAAAAGTTTAATCACTTGTTTAATGATTTACTCAGAACCCAGCTTATACTAAAAAAGATCATTACCGATTCAGATTGGGAAGAGATCAAAGAAGACCTTACTTACAATTATGCTCAGGATCAATACTTTCAAGAAATGAAAGATATGGATAACATGAGAAATAAACTTGAAGTCTTGACTCAGGCTCAACCTTTTGTTGGAATGTTCTTAAGTAAGCAGTATGTAAGAAAGAATATTTTAAAGCTAAACGATGAAGAAATTGCAAGAATGGAGCAAGAACTTCAGGAAGAACCAGTTGGACAGGGTGATATGCAAGGAATGGATCAACAACCACCCCAACAGCCCGGAACTCCACAGTAATAAATATAAATAGATAAACAGTTAAGGAAATATAATGGAACACGCTGAGATTATTCATAAGTTTATTGACGATGTGATTGATGGAAATTCTACAGACGCTAAAGCAACATTTGATGATTTAGTATCTGTTAAAGTAACTAGCGCTTTAGATCAGAGAAGGCAAGAGTTAGCACAAACAATTTTCAATAGGGAAGAACAAGATGACCAAGAAGATTCAAGAGATGTCGACAGCTCAGATGAGCAAGCGTGAGGACATCGTAAAGTCTATGAAAAAGAATTTTGCTGATTTTAGAAAGCGCTACGGAGACCAAGCTAAGTCTGTAATGTATGCCACTGCCACAAAGCAGGCAATGGGCGAAGAGCAAGAGACAGACGAAGAAGAGTTTTATTCAGAGCATATGTGTGCTCAACACGTTTACCATGATGTGTATGGTGAAGGTGTTGTATTAGAAGGCGAGCATGATGTTCCTGATGCAGATGGAGAGATTGCATGGTATACGGTTGAGTTTGCTCATGGCAAAGAGACTGTGTATACAGAAGATGTAATGATTATGGCTGAGAGATATCATGGCCATATGATGAAGAAAAAGAAAATGAAAGAAGAAGTAGAACAGATCGATGAGATTGGCGATACTCCTGCTGGCAAAAAAACTTTAGGTAATTACTTAAAGAAGAGAACTAAACAACTTCCTGGTATTGAAACAAATTACCAAATGACGCCCTACGAAGATGGTCCAATGGGTGCTAAAACAATTAAGAAGTTCCAAAAGAAAGTTAATAAAGGAATTGGTCGTGCAATTGACCGTTTGACAAAAGAAGAAGTAGAAGAGGTTGATGAGGCATTAGTTGGCAATCAACACAAGATTGATATGAACAAGAACAACAGAATTGATGCTCACGATTTTAAACTTCTAAGAAAAATTAAAAAAACTAGGAATCAATAATGGCTGAGGTAACCGTCCTTAAAAAAAGTAGAAGACAAGCAGTTGTGCTTGCAACTGGAACAGGGACGTTTCATTGCAACCTCACTTCTTTGTTGACTCTAGAAAAAGCTAACTCTAATACTAATGGTGTCGTTACTCAAACTATTAGTGTTCCAACTGCTGTTGCTTCAATTAATGATGTTGTGTTTACTGTAGATGGCAATACAACAGTCACGAGAAACAATATTACATATCTAACATTGACAACTGGTCAAACTGATTTTAGCTTTGCTCAAAGATATGGCTTTGTATTGAATCCAACTGTATCACAAGATTCTAATGCAAACATTCAAATTAACTTTGGTTCAAATACAGGTACAGTAATCCTTTGTATTACTAAGGGTGAAGGATTCTCAGAACCAGATCTACAACTCTTACAAGATTACCAAAGACCATGAAACTAATCAAAGAAGTATTTCAGGATATTAAATATCTTGAAGAAACAAGAGAAGACGGTAAGAAAAACCTCTATATTGAGGGTGTCTTCATGCAATCTAACAAACAAAATAAAAATGGAAGACTTTATCCAAAGAGTGTTATGGAGAAAGAAGTTAACCGTTATCAAGAATTAATTAGAGAAAAAAGATCTCTTGGAGAGTTGGGACATCCTCCTAACCCCACAGTTAATCTAGATAAAGTTTCACATATGATCACAGAACTTAAGATGTCTGGTGATGATGTTATTGGTCGTGCAAAGATTCTTTCTACTCCAATGGGTAAGATTGCTGAAAGTCTTATCATGGAAGGAGCAGGCCTTGGTGTTTCGTCAAGAGGCTTAGGATCTTTAAAAGAGAAGAATGGAGTCAACGAAGTACAGGATGACTTTATGTTAGCAACTGTAGACATCGTTAGCGATCCATCAGCACCAGATGCATTCGTACGTGGTATTATGGAAAATGCTGAGTGGGTTTTGGAAAATGGTTTGTGGAAGCAAGTTCAGATTGAGCAAGCTCAGAAACAAATTAAGAAGGCTTCTAAAAGAGAACTACAAGAAGTCAAGCTTCAAGTTTTCCAAAAGCTATTAAGTACAATCAAGTAAAAAAATCTTATAAATAATCTAGTTAAAATAAACTCTTAGGAGAAAAGGATGTCAGTCGAAAACAAAATCAAAGAACTGCTAGGTCGTAAATCAGGGCAGTTACAAGAAGAAGCTACAGTAGATTTGGCTTCAGGTGGTGTGGCTGACACCGGCGCTAAAGCATCAGCTAATGCTAAGAAAGATACTTCCAAAGCTTCTACTGTTGCTGTCGCTGGTGACACTACTCAACCATCACAAGGTTCTTCTCAAAAAGCTTCGTTTACTACAAGAGACGAGGACGAGCAAAATCAAGGTGCCAAAGCTGCAGCTCCAGTTGGTAAAGATACAACTCTTCCAAAAAGCAAAGGCGATGCTAAGTCCGTAAAGACTCAAGCAATGGAAGAAGTGGAAGAAGATGAAGAGTCAGAAACAATTCAAGAAGTAAGTATCAAAGATGAACTTGCTTCTATTTTTGGCGAAGATTTGTCTGAAGAGTTTAGAACAAAAGCAACTTCCATTTTTGAAGCAGCAGTTATTGCTCGTGTAAATTCTGAAATGGAAAAGATTGTTGAGAAGTTAGAAGAGTCTAACGCTCAGCAGCTATTAGAGTACAAAGAAGTATTGGTTGAAAAAGTAGACAGCTATCTTAACTATGTCGTCGAGCAGTGGATGGAAGAAAACCAAATAGCTGTTGAAAGTGGTCTACGTAATGAGATTACTGAAGAATTTATTACTGGACTTAAAGGACTGTTCCAAGAGCACTACATTGATGTTCCAGAAGAGAAGTATGATGTTATCGAAGATTTAGCTGATAAAGTTGATTCCTTAAAAGAAGAGCTTGATGAGTCTATTAACGATAACATTGAAATGGCCAAGCAGTTTGTTGAACTTAAGAAAGCAGCTATTTTTGCAGAGCAGACCGAAGGTCTTGCCGATACAGAAATTGATAAGCTCAAGAAACTCGTTGAAGGCGTTGATTTCGAATCAGAAGAACTCTATTCAGAGAAGCTTTCCGTCATCAAGGAAAATTATTTCCCCAAAGAAGGTAAAAAGTCTCCAGAGCAAGTTTTGGTCGAAGGAACAGCAACTGGACCTACATTTGAAGACAATGGTGTAATGTCTAAATATGTACAAGCCATATCTAGATCAATCAAGTCCCGTTAAATTATAAATAACTTTACGCTTAACAAAAGGAGAAGGTAATGTACCTATCAGAAACAAGTCAGAAGAAATGGGAAGCCATTCTTGAGCACCCAGATCTTCCAGAAATTAAGGACAGCTACAGAAAGTCCGTCACTGCAGTTCTTCTAGAGAACCAAGAAAAGGCTCTCCGTGAAGAGCGTCAGATGATGGCTGAAGCTGCCCCTGGCAACTCTATCGGTGATGGCACAATTGGTGTCGACAAATATGATCCAATTCTCATTGGTCTTGTTCGTCGTGCTATGCCTAACCTTATGGCCTACGACATTTGCGGTGTTCAGCCAATGACAGGTCCAACAGGTCTTATTTTCGCAATGAGATCTTTATATGGCACAACTCGTACACCTGACACAAGCATTAATGAAGCACTCTTTAACGAAGCTAACACAAGCTTCTCTGCTTCTTCATACAATGCTGGTACAGCTAATGGTACTAACCCCAACCATGTTGGTTCGAACCCATTAGATGGTACATACACAACAGCTAACGCTGCTACAACAGCATTTGGTGAGGCTCTCGGTGATGCTTCTACAAACGCTTTCGGAGAGATGTCATTCTCTATCGACAAGACAACTGTTACAGCTCGTACACGTGCATTAAAAGCTGAGTACACACTCGAGCTTGCACAAGACCTTAAAGCAATTCATGGTCTTGATGCTGAGTCTGAGCTTTCGAACATCCTTTCTCAGGAAATCATGTTTGAAATCAACCGTGAAGTTGTTCGTCGTATCTATGCAGTTGCTAAGATTGGTTCGCCTGCTACAGCAACAGCTGGTACATTCAACCTTGACGTAGACTCCAATGGTCGTTGGTCAGTTGAGCGCTTTAAGGGTCTTCTCTTTAACATCGAGCGTGATGCTAACCATATTGGTCAAGATACACGTCGTGGAAAAGGTAACTTCATCGTTTGTTCTGCAGACGTTGCTTCTGCCCTTTCGATGGCTGGCGTTCTTGATTACGCTCCTGCTCTTAGCACAAACCTTAACGTAGATGATACAGGTAATACATTTGCTGGTATCCTTAATGGTCGTTATCGTGTTTATGTTGATCCATATTCGGCTAACCTTGGTGCTGCTAGCCAGTTCTATGTTGTTGGTTACAAGGGTACAAGTCCTTATGACGCAGGTATTTTCTACTGCCCATACGTTCCTCTCCAGATGGTTCGTGCAGTTGATCCTAACAGCTTCCAGCCAAAGATTGGCTTTAAGACACGTTATGGTATGATTGCTAACCCATATGTAACACAGTCTAACGGTACAGTTGACGCTGATACATTTACAGCTAACCGCAACCAGTACTATCGTAAGACCAAAGTTGTAAACTTGATGTAATTAAACCGGCGTAGATCGGGTTTAAAAGAGGCTCCTTGTGGGCCTCTTTTTTTACCTATAAATAATGGAAAGGAGATATTGATGGCTTACACTGGTAATACTTCACTTCAGTTACAACAAGTAAACAGCAACACAACCAACCCAAATGCTGTTTACAACTACCTTCGTCCAAATGCATTTAGATTCGTTATTAGGGATATTCCACATGTTGCTTACACCTGCCAGTCTGCAAACTTGCCTGCAATACAACTTGGCTTTGCTGTACAACCCACTCCTTTCGTCGACTTACCTCGCATTGGCGACAAACTTAACTATTCTGAATTTACTATCCGTTTTCTAATTGCGGAAGATATGGTAAATTATAGGGAATTATTGGAATGGATTGTTGCCTTAGGATTCCCAAACAGCTATGATGACTATACTTCTTTTGCTGGATCTAGACTTACACAGTTCCCATTTAGACGTGGTTCGGGTGGTGAGATTGAAACGATAGCCTATTCTGATGGGTACCTTACTATTTTAGATTCAGCTAACAATCCTAAGACAAGGATCATATTTAAAGATTTATTCCCAGTATCCGTAGAAGCATTAGATTTTGATGTAACAAGTTCAGCAGTAGAATTTTTTGTAGGAATAGCAGCTTTCAAATATAGAACATTTGAAATTGAAACAATATAATTAACCCTTTGGAGTCGTTATGCAAACTAGACAGGTCACATTGAACCTTGATGAGGTTCGTAAAAGCAAATTCTTTATCGCTACACCATGTTATGGAGGTGCTTTAACAGAACCTTATTTTAGGTCTGTTATTAAGTTAATGACCTTCTTTAACTCTCACAAAATTCCTCTTGCATTTGGTACTATTGCTAATGAGTCATTAGTTACTCGTGCAAGAAATGTTTTGTTAGCTTACTTTCTCAATTCTGATTACACCCACTTAATGTTTGTTGATGCAGACATTGAGTTTAAAGTTGAAGATTTACTAAAGCTCTATGTTCATGATAAAGATGTTGTTGTTGGTGCATATCCTAAGAAGGGTGTTAACTGGACTCACATTAAGAACTCTATTGCTCTAGACCCTAAGAAAGAATTGTCACCTCAACAGGTTGGTGCTCTTGGTTCTGACTATGCAATTAACTTTAAGTTTAAGAACAAAGAGACAAAGACAGTTGAAGTAGAAAATGGTTTAATCAAGTTGCATGATGCTGGCACTGGTTTTATGATGATTAAGCGTGAAGCCATTCTTAAGATGATTGAGAAGCACCCTGAGCTCAAGTACAACAACGATGTTCAGATGGGTAATGTGGATCTAAAAGATAACTTCCATGCGTTGTTTGATACAATGATTGATCCAGTTGACAAACGCTATCTATCAGAAGACTATACATTCTGCCGTAGATGGCAAGCAATGGGTGGTGACATTTATCTTGATCCTTCCATCTCTCTCAATCACTACGGATCTTTCTGCTTCCAAGGCAACCCAGAGATGATTATTTCTTTTGATGCACCTCAACCAGTTACAGAAGCACAGCCTGAAGAAGTAATGGAGATCGATCTAGCAAAACTTTAATATGAAATTAAGTGAGATTCAATCTGAGTGGTCCAATGATTCCAAAATAAATGAGTTAGAGCTTGGTAGAGAAGCAGTTAGGGTTCCTACGCTTCATGCCAAGTATCTAAACATTCTTTCCAATGTTAAACTCCAACAACGCAAAGCTGAAAGTGATTACAATAACTTAAGACGAGTTAAGTATCGTTATTACAGAGGTGAGTTGTCAAGAGCAGAGTTGGAGAGTTTGGAATGGCCACAATACATGGGTACTAAACCATTAAAGAATGAAATGGATGAGTATCTTGTTTGTGATGAAGATCTAAACAAACTGCAAGATAAGATTGAGTATTGTAAGACAGTCACTTACACTTTGGAGCAGATACTCAGATCTATCAATTCAAGAACATGGGATATCAAGACAGCCGTGGATTGGGCCAAGTTTACTAATGGAGCATTCTAATGGCAGACATCGTTATAACAAAGAAGGACGAAGTACATCTCAAAGTACAATGTGAACCTTCTATCGCTCAAGAACTACATAACCACTTTTCATTTGATGTACCAGGTGCAAAGTTTCATCCCTTGTTTAGAAATAAAGTCTGGGATGGGAAACTCCACTTGTACTCAATGTTTACAAAGGAGCTGTATGTAGGTCTGCTTCCATATCTTGATCATTATGCTGAAGTAAATGAGTATAAGATTGATTACTCTCAATATGCTCAGACAGCAGACGCTGCTTCGTTTGAAAATGTAAAAGAGTTTGTTGAGTCTTTACAGCTTGCCTCTAAAGAAAAACCTCTAGAGGTTAGAGACTATCAGTTAAATGCTATACACAGAGCCATTAACGATGGCAGAAAGTTATTGCTCTCACCTACTGGTTCTGGTAAGTCTCTAATTATCTACTGTTTAATTAGATGGCATGAACAGTTTGGCAGGAAGCAATTAATTATTGTTCCAACTACTTCTCTTGTAGAGCAATTGTATTCAGACTTTCAAGACTATTCTTCAATCAATGGTTGGAAGGCTTCGTATAACTGTTATAGGATCTATGGTACGGTTGAAAAGACAAATGATATGCCAATCACCATCTCTACTTGGCAATCGTTGTATAAGCTGGGTAAACCGTTTTTCAAAGACTTTAGAGTGATATATGGAGATGAGTGTCATTTGTTTAAAGCAAAGTCTTTGACTGGTATCATGCATAAGTGTGTCAGCACTCCATATCGTATTGGAACAACAGGTACTTTAGATGGAACAAAGACTCACAAGTTGGTTCTAGAAGGTTTGTTTGGTCAGGTGTATCGTACTACAACTACCAAAGAACTAATTGATTCAAAGAACTTAGCAGACTTAAAGATTCATGCTATCATTCTAGACTATCCAGATCAAATTAAAAAGGATAACAAAGGTCTGAAGTATCAAGAGGAGATGGACTTCTTGGTTCAATACAATCCAAGAAATAAGTTCATTCGCAATCTTGCTCTAGCACAGACTGGCAATACACTTGTATTGTTCCAGTATGTGGAGAAGCATGGAAAGCTGCTACATGATATGATATGGGCAAAAGGTGGTGATAGAAAGATATTCTTTATCTATGGTGGAACAGAGACTCAGCAAAGAGAAGAAGCAAGAAGTGTAATAGATAATCATAGATTTGGCAAATTGTTGACTTTTGGCAAAGAAAAATTATTGATACCACTAAACACATCTATCCCTTTAACAAACGGAACTGTAAAACAGTCAAAAGATATTAGTACAGACGATGACATCGATAATGATTGGTTGTTGAAAAATGCTAAAACATATAAATACCCGTAATAAAACAACACGGGTATAAACATGGATTATTTAAAAATATATAACAATCTTATTGAAAAATCTAAAAACAGGGTGTTAGTGTGCTACACAGAAAAACATCACATTGTTCCTAAATGTATTGGAGGAAGTGATGATATATCTAATTTGGCATCTTTAACGCCCGAAGAACACTTTGTAGCACATCAACTTTTAGTAAAAATATATCCCCACGAAAAAAACTTGATATACGCTTGTGTGCGAATGACGCATCACACAACGAACAATCGTATAAACAATAAGTTGTATGGTTGGTTAAAAAGAAAAAAAGCAGAAACTGTAAGTAAGCAGATGAGAAAAATGTGGGAACAAAGACACCAAGAATTAGTTAGTAAGTTTAAAAAATATGTCAATAGCGAGGAAGGTAAAAAGCAAAGAAGTATTTCTGGCAAACTGTCTTGGGAAAATTCACCCATTGAAAGAAAGCAACAAATAAAAGATTTGCAAAAAAAATACAATAACGAAGTCTCTAAAAGAAACAAAGAACTCTGGAAAACAGAAGAATATAGAATAAAAATGTCTAAAAGAAAACCTAGAGGATCGGATGGATCAAAATTAAAGGAGAAATGGGCTGATCCTGTATGGAGACAAAAAATGTTGGAAGCAAGGAAAAGAAAAAATGAAACCAGACAAAGTTGAAGATATAGAAGGTGCTATTGTTATTGGATCATATGGTTGTATGAGTACAGGGATAAATATTAGAAATCTTCACAACATTATATTTGCATCTCCGAGTAAATCTAGAATCAGAAACCTTCAATCGATTGGTAGAGGTTTGAGGATTGGAGATAACAAAGTACGATGCAAACTATATGACATTGGTGATGATATGACTTGGAAGACAAGAAAGAACTACACGCTATTTCATATGATGGAGAGAATCAAAATCTATGCTGATGAAGAGTTTGATTACTCTATCACAAGAGTAGGAATTCAATGATAGAAGAGAAACATTACAAGTATCTCAAACTAACTAATGGTGAAGATATCATTGTGTCTACAGATACCAACTGTAGCAATTTCAAAGACCAAAAATACCTATACGTTTATGATCCAGTTTTGATCAACACAATCAAGATAGCTAGAGGACCATACATGGTTGAATCATTCACCATGCAACCGTGGATTAAGTTAGCTAAAAGTGATATAGTAGAGATTCCCACAGAAAGTATTGTAGTTGTAGTTGATATTGAAGATAAAGTTGTCACAGAGTACCATAATTATTTGACTGAATATAAGCAGCATCAAGCAGAAGGTAGTCAAGGTATAACTGATGATGATATGGCAGAAATTTTTGATGAACTAGAGGCTGAAGAAGATGACGACGGAAACAGAAGTAGTAGTAGAGACGAAGAAGGGCCGACCTTCCACTGATGC